TATATTAAATTTGATGTTGAAAGTCAAGTTAAAAAATATGGTAGACAAATCAATCAGGATACGTTAAAATGGTGGGGAGAACAATCTAAAGATGCTCAAAGGCAACTAAAGCCAACTGAGCTTGATGTAGATATTGATCAAGCAATACCATTTATCAATACCCATACAAAGAAAAAGTTAGATAAAGTTTATACTCGTGGTAATACATTTGATCCTATTATTATAGATTATATTGCCGAACAGTGTAAGCAAATCGTACCTTGGCCACATTGGGTTGTTCGTGATACTAGATCAATGATCGAAGGTATGTCTTGGGGTATTGATCTAAAGAATGGATTTATACCAGAAGGTTTGGAATCTGTGTTTGTCGCACATGATCCACAGCATGATATTGTTATGGATGTGATGAGACTACAGACACTAGCATTAGCGTTAGGATAGATTATGGATAGATTGACTTTATTTACTAAAGATAGATGTGTATATTGCCACATGCTACAAGAAAAACTTGATATGTGGAATATAGAATATGTAATATTAAATAACCACCCTTTACCGGATGGTCATACAACATACCCTCAGTTATATTATAGAGATACTGATGTGCAAAAAGGCGCATCAACAGATGTGACTGAAGCAGTTCTTTTGGAAAGAATGGAGCGCGTAATGTGGCCAGGTATGGACGGAGGTATTGAAGATGTCCGTTAGCCCTTTTGATTATCTAAACTCTATTAACTTTACTAAGCAAGACATCATGATGGATGATCAAGCTGAGAAAGGTTATGCACCATTTATGGTCAATCGTGGCTTATCTTACTTTCCAGATACAGTTGCTTTTGCTAATGAGATGAATAGGTATCACCACCTAGACAATCGTCTACAATTTGACTTTCTTATAAATATCACTAGAAAGCGGAAACGCTTTTCTAAATGGGCTAAGGCTCAACCTGAAAGTGATATTGATGCTGTCAAAGTGTATTATGGATACAGTAATGAGAAAGCTAGGCAAGCTTTGACACTATTATCACCTGAACAAATAAAAATTATAAAAACAAAGGTGAGTAAAGGTGGAAAAAGAAAATAATATAGTTGAGTGGACTCCAAGTGATATGCTTGAGATTGTCCTCAACGAGCCAGATGACTTTTTAAAGATTAGAGAAACATTAACACGTATTGGTGTTGCTAGTCGTAAAGATAACAAATTATTCCAATCGTGCCATATTCTACATAAACAAGGTAGATATTTTATAGTGCACTTTAAAGAACTATTTTTGCTTGATGGCAAAAAGAGTAATCTGGAAGAGAATGACATTGGTAGAAGAAATACAATTGCGACACTTATGTCGGATTGGGGTCTTGTAAGTATACAAGGCGAACAAAATCCAAAACCAGTTGCACCTCTCAGACAGATTAAAATTATCCCATTTAAAGATAAAGATAAATGGGAACTATGTCCGAAATATAATATCGGAAACAAATAGACTAGCTGCTATTCTGAAAATGAATAGCTGTAGTTTATAAATACTATTGTAGTGCCGTAAGGGCTACGAATCATTCTTGCTGTTAAAAGGAGAAAAAATATGACAGGCATGAAAACACTATTCCCCTCTTCCGCCTTTGTGGGCTTTGATCATTTATTCAACGAATTAGAATGGACAACAAAGCATGCACAAGATCACTATCCCCCGCATAATATCATCAAAACTAGTGAGGAAGATTACCTCATTGAGATTGCTGTTGCTGGATTTAGTAAAGAAGGTATTGAAGTCGAATATCACCAGCGAACGCTTACTGTAACAGGTGAGCATAAAAAGCAGGGTCGCGATTATATTCATCGTGGAATTTCCACTAAGAAGTTTAAGCGAACCTTTCGACTGTCTGAGAACGTAGAAGTTCACGGAGCAGATATTCAAGATGGCATTCTAGCAGTAGAACTGAAATATGTCATCCCAGAAGATCAGCGTCCTCGTAAAATCAATATTGGTCAAAACGAGGAACAAAATGACACAACTAATACTAATACAAGGCAACTACTTACAGAAAGCAATTAGCGCTCTGTTTGATCTATTTAAAGACGCAAACTCAACACGCAAGGGCATATCAGAAGCTAGGAAAACTATGAAGGAGCTAAATAAGCTAACCGACAAAGATTTACTAGATATTGGTTTATGCCGTGGAGACATCTACAACGTTGCTCATAATAAGACCGACGATTTAAGGAGACGTTTCTAATGACTGAAGCAGTAATGAAATATGCCTTCGCACCGGTAGGTGGACTCTTTAGTGGATTTAATAGCTTCTTTCTATCACTAGGAAAAGCAAGAGCAGCATCTGAGCTTCATAGAATGGGTTACCATGAAGAAGCAAAGTATCTAATGCTGACTGATAATAAAGACTTGTGAATAAAAATAAAAGATTAAAAAAGGGGGTTTACAGATCCCCTTTTTTGGTATATAATACCAACATATATTATGGAGATACTCATTGTCATTCTACACTTCTGTTAATCGTTACGGCAACTCTTTACTTTATCGTGGATATAATGACACTGGTCATGCAATAAGTAAACGTATTAAATACGAACCAACATTATATTTGCCTTCTAAGGAATCTGACACAAAATATACTGGTCTTGATGGATCACCTCTTAAAGCCATGAAGTTTGGCAAGATGTCAGAGGCAAAAGAATTTATTGATATGTACAAAGAAGTGCCAGGATTTAAAATCTATGGTAATACTAACTATGTACAACAATTCATAGAAGAAAGATTTCCAGACAACATCAAGTTTAATCCTAGCCACGTTAATGTGGTTAACTTTGATATTGAGGTTGCTTCTGATGAAGGCTTCCCTCGCCCAGAGGAAGCTGCATATCCTGTAATCTCTATTGCTCTCAAGTCAAGTCTATCTGGTGTCTACCAAGTGTGGGGTCTTGATGACTATGACTTTGAGAAAACAGAACTTGATATGGGTGATGATCTCATCCAGTACCACCGCTGTTCGTCAGAGGAAGAATTACTGGCTAAGTTTCTAGGCTATTGGCATAAGAATTGTCCAGACATTATTACTGGTTGGAATATACGTTTCTTTGACGTTCCGTATCTGGTGAATCGCATTGCGAGAGTAGGTAGTGCCGAGGCAGTAAAAAGACTAAGCCCATGGAATTTAGTGAACGAGAGAAATGTCACCGTCATGGGTAGACCTCAGCAAGGCTTTGAAATTGTTGGTATCCAGCAAGCTGATTATATTGAATTGTTTAAGAAGTTTGGTTATGCATATGGCACACAAGAATCATATAAACTAGATCATGTTGCCAATACTGTACTCGGCGAGAAGAAATTATCATATGAAGAATTTGGTAATCTGTTTACTTTGTACGAACGTGATCACCAGAAGTTTATTGACTATAATATTAAAGATGTTCAGCTAGTACAACGTATCGATGATAAGATGGGTTTGATCGAACTCTGTATGACTATGCAATATAAAGGTGGTGTTAACTTATCAGATACCTTTGGTACTACTGCGATATGGGATTCAATCATCTGTCGAGAGTTGGCTCAGAGCAACATTATCATTCCGCCATCTAACCAGAATATTAAACAACCTTATCCTGGTGGTTATGTTAAAGATCCAGATATTGGTTTCCACGAGTGGGTGGTTTCTTTTGACTTAAACTCACTATATCCAAATCTTATTGTCCAATATAATATGTCACCAGAGACACTTATGCCAGGTTTAACAACTCAGGGTGTCGAACATTATCTACATGGACCAGCTACTGATGATGAACATTGTGTAGCCGCCAACGGTGCTAGGTTCTCCAAGTCTAAACAAGGTGTATTGCCTAAGATTATTATTGACTATGGTAATGAGCGTAAGGCTGTTAAGAAAGAAATGCTCAAGACAAAGCAAGCATATGAAAAGGCACCTACTTATGAGCTTGAGAAAAAGATTAACCAACTTGAGAATAGACAGATGTCTGTTAAGATCCTACTCAATTCTCTTTATGGCGCATTAGGCAATAAACACTTTAGATACTTTGATATGAGAATGGCTGAGGGTATCACACTATCTGGCCAGTTGTCTATCTTGTGGGCTGAGAAAGCAATCAACCAAGAGATGAACAAGATACTTAAATCTGATGATAAAGATTATGTGATTGCAATCGATACAGATTCACTTTATATTAATATGGCACCTATTGTAGATCAACTTAAACCTACAGATCCAGTCAAGGCTCTGGATAAGATATGTGCACAACACTTTGAGTCTGTCCTAGAGAAATCATATGCTGATTTGTTTACTAAGATGAATTGCTTTGATAATCGTATGGTAATGGAGCGAGAAGTGATTGCTGATCGTGGTATATGGACTGCTAAGAAAAGATACATCTTAAACGTACATAACTCAGAGGGTGTGCAGTATGACGAGCCTAAACTCAAGATCATGGGTATTGAGGCTATTAAGTCATCCACCCCTATGGTTGTAAGAGATAAGTTTAAAGAAATATTCTATATTATTATTGATGGTGACGAACGTAAGGTGCAGAAGTATATCGAAGACTTCCGCAATCACTTTAAAACTTTACCAGTTGAGCAAGTATCCTTTCCACGTGGTGTGTCTAATATTACTAACTGGCATGACAATCAGAAAATATACAAAAAAGGTACACCAATTCATGTTCGTGGTTGCTTGCTATATAATCATACGATTAAAGGATTATCTCTTGATAAAAGATATGGCTTAGTTCAGAATGGAGAAAAGATTAAATTCTGTTATCTAAAATTGCCTAACCCTATTAAAGAGAATGTAATTGCATTCCCAGATTATCTACCTGAAGAGACAACCCTACATAAATATGTTGACTATGATAAACAATTTCAGAAAACATTTATCGACCCAATTACACCAATTCTGGAAGCTATTGGTTGGTCAGCAGAGGATCAAATGACTTTGGAGGACTTTTTTGTATGAACTATGTATTTGATGTTGACGGAACTCTAACGCCTAGCCGTGGAGAAATGGATAAAGAGTTTGCAAATTGGATGGAGCACTTTACAACTCACAATGCTTGCTATCTGGTGACTGGTAGTGATCGTGTAAAAACTAGGGAACAAGTACCTGCAAGTGTTTATGATTCTTGTATGAAAGTATTCCAATGTTCAGGTAATCATATCTTTGAACAGAATAGAGAAATTCATAAAGACGAATGGGTATTATCTCATAAACAAAATCTTTTCTTATTAGATAAGTTGCATTCATCTCAATACGGAATAAGAACAGGGCAGCACTTTGATCATAGACCTGGATTATGCAACTTCAGTGTTGTAG